ATGACGAGCAGCAAGACGAGCAGCAAGGCGGGGGCAAAGAGCACAGCGGCGCGGGGCAAAAGCGCGGCGAAATCGAAGAGCGAGAAGGTCACGAAGGTGGGCGGCGGTGGCCAGGCGCAGGCTGTAAAGACCATGCTCACAAAGATCGAGACGAAGATGAAGGGCGATCAGATGAAGGCAACGCTGGGGGATTACATCCGGCTGGTGCAGTTACACAAGGAACTGGATGACGAGTCACCGAAGGAGATTAGAGTGACATGGGTGGAGCCGGCGGAGATGGAGTCCGCGAAAGAGGAATAGAGTATCATGCGCTGCCATCGCAGCAGCGGTTCCACGAATCGCGGGCGCGGTTCAAAGGGTTTTCGGGGCCGATCGGGTCGGGAAAAAGCCAGGCGCTTTGTCAGGAGGCGCTGAAGCTGACTTATTTGAATCCGGGGCGGACGGGGCTGCTGGGGGCTCCAACGTTTCCAATGCTGCGGGATGCGACGCAGGCGGCGCTGATCGAAATTTTGGAGCGGAACCGGATTCCGCATGAGTGGAATCGCGGCGAGAGCTATTTGCGGCTCGGCGAAACGCGGTCGCGGATTTTGTTTCGGGCGGTGGAGGAATTCGAGAGGCTGCGTGGGACGAATCTCGCATGGTTCGGGCTGGACGAGTTGACGTATGCACCGCGGGAAGCTTGGTTGCGCCTGGAGGGCAGGCTGCGCGATCCGAGAGCGGCGCGGCTGTGTGGTTTTGCGGTATGGACGCCGAAGGGGTTCGATTGGGTGCACGAGCGGTTCGTAGGGTCGCCAGTGGAAGGCTACGAGACGGTGCAGGCGAGGCCGTTCGAGAATCAGTTTCTGCTGGAACGGGTGCCGGATTATTATCAGCGGCTGAAACACAGCTATGACGGCCGGTTTTACGAGCAGGAGGTTCTGGGCGAGTACCTGGAGTTGACGGCGGGGCGGGTGTACTTCGCGTTCAGCAGGGCAGGGAACGTGGCGGAAGTGGAGATTGCCGCGGGGAGTCCGTTGCTGTGGGCGCTGGATTTCAATGTGGACCCGATGTCATCGGTGGTGGCGCAGATGGATGGAGAAGATGTGAGAGTGCTGGACGAGATTGTGCTGAATCGGGCGAGCACTTACGACGCCTGCGCGGAGTTCGGGAACCGGTTCGCGGAGCACGCGGGCGGGCTGGTGATTTATGCGGACGCGAGCGGGGCGCGGAGACAGACGTCGGGAACGACGGACGTCGAGATCTTGAAAAGGTTTGTGAGCGAACGTACGTATGGTGACGTGCGGTTCCGGATACCGAAGGCGAATCCAGCGGTGCGGGATCGGGTGACGCTGATGAATTCGAAGCTGGAATCGGCGGCCGGCGAACGGAAGCTGTTGATTCATCCGCGATGCAAAGAGTTGATCAAGGATTTCGAGCAGGTGATGTACAAGGAGAACAGCCAAGTGATCGATAAAGACCGCGATCCGAAGAGGACGCATTTGTCGGATGCGCTGGGATATCTGGCGTGGCAGGAGCGCCGGGCGGGGCTGAAGATTGGGGAGCAGGATCGACCGCTGTTCTAGATGGTGCGAGGAAAGAGGACCAGGTGTTGGACATTGACCGCGAGCATCCACAGTACGAAGCGCGCAAAGGGGTCTGGCGGTGTTATCGCGACCTCTATGCCGGGGGAGAACAGTTCAAGCAGAACGCGCAATGCCATCTGATTCCTCGGCAGAAGGAGCCGGGCGACGTTTACCGGGAGCGGCTGACGCGCGTATTTTATGAGAACTATATCGGCTCGATTGTCGATTGGTATGCCGCGACGCTGTTCCGCAGGGAGCCGGTGCTGACGTTTGAAGGGACTAATGAGCAGGGGCAATCGTTCTTCGGAGATTTCATCGAAGACGTGGACCGGAAGGGTACGGCGCTCGCGGACTTCCTGCGCACGCAACTGGTCGGGGCGATGGTGGCGGGCGCGAGCTACGTACTGGTGGACTTTCCGCGGATCGGGCAGAAGGCAGGGAGCCGGGCGGAGGAAGACGCATCGGGGGCGTCTCGGGCGTACCTAGTAGATTATCCGGCCGAGGACCTGATCAATTGGAATCTGGACGAACAGGGTAGCTATGAATGGGTGGTTTTACGGACTGAGCTGATAAAACAAGACCGTGTGGAAGACACCGATTGGCGTCGCGAAAAACGCTGGGCGTATTACGACAAGCAGAACTTCCGCTCATACCGGCAGGTAATCACGGGCGGCGGGGCGGAGCCGGTCGAGTTGACCGACGAAGGGCTGCATGGTCTGGCGAAACTTAATCAAGTTCCGCTGTTCGGACTGCGGATTCCAGAGGGGCTTTGGATGCTGAATCGCGCCGGGTCCCTGCAACTGGAGCACTTCAATAAGTCAAACGCGCTGTCATGGGCGCTGACGATGGGGCTGTTTGCGATGCCGGTGGTCTATTCCGAGCGGGAGTGGAGCCAAATGGTGGGCGAGAGTTACTACATCCAACTGGGTCCGGAAGACCGTTTCGGATGGACGGAACCGGAGGGCAAGGTCTACCAAATCGCAGCAGACAACCTGGCGAGTTTACAGGAAGAAATGTATCGCGTGTGCTACATGCCGCAGGCGGGAGCACCGCTGGGGCAGGGGGGGCGGCGATCGGGAGTCAGCAAACAACTGGATTCGTCGATCACGCAAGAGGTGCTGCGAGCATACGGGGACGCGGTGAAGGACTTGGTGCGGCGGGTCCTTAAGGCGATCAACGCGGCGCGGGAGGATGATCTGGCGATTGGCGTGACGGGTTTGGACGAGTTCGATATTTCCGACTTCGCAGTGGAAGTGGACGATGCGCAAAAGCTGCTGGCGCTGGGCGCGGAATCGGCCACGTTGCGGAAGGAAGTGCAAAAGAAACTGGCGCTGAAGTATCTGGCAGATGCGCGGCAGGATGTGAAAGACCGGATCGTCGCTGAGATCGAAAGCGCTGAGATCAAAACCAATGGATGACATTCGCGAGATCGTGCAGGCGGTAGTGCAGGAGTTCATGCCACAGAAGACCGAGCTTGAAGAAGAGCGCAAGCGCCGCGAAAGTCTCGAGCGGCGCGTGAGTGAGCTGATCGCCGAGACGGAGAAGTCGCGGGCAAAAGCAGACGAGGCTGAGCGGAGCGCGGCGGTCAGGGCGGAGCTGCAGCGGCAGGGCGTGGCCAAGCTGGACTTGGCTTACAAGGCCATCCGGGATGAGATTCAGCGCGGCGAAGATGGAAAGCTGATCGGGATGCGGGAGCAGGTGGAACAGTTTGTGAAGGAGAATCCCGAATTGCTGCCGGCGCGGCTGGGCGGCGGTTCCGGCGCGGGCGCGGGGCAGAGAAGCGCGCCGACTGAGACACGGGTTGATTTAGAGACGATTCGTCCGGGCATGAGTCCGGAGGAACTGGACAGAGTCCGAAAGGAGATCGCCAGGGTGGCGTCGTTGACGCTGCGCGGGTGGTAGAGGAGAGAGAGAACAATGGCAACAATAACTTCGGCAAACGTAGCGAGCGCGATTGTAAAGCTGGTGGCGGCGGACGCCCTGCCGGCGTTGATGGGGAACCTGGTAATGGGGAACCTGGTCAATCGCGATTATGAGCCGGCACTGGCGCAGGCGGGAGACACCATCAACGTCCCGATTCCACCAACGCTGGTCGCGAATAATATCGCGGAAGGCGGCACGGTGCAGACGCAGAATCCGAATCTGGGGAATGCGCAGATCGTGCTGAACACCCACGCGGAGGCTACGTTCCAAGTGCCGGACGTGACCAAGATTCTGGCGGTGCCGGATCTTCTGAAGCTATATATGCAGCCGGCGGTAGTGGCATTGGCGGAGAAGATTGAAAGCGATCTGCTGGCGCTCTATCCGCAGTTCACGGCGAACACGGCGGTGGGTACGGCGGGCACTACGATCACGGAAGCGACGGTGGATGCGGCGGAGACGGCTCTTTTCAGCACCAAGGTGCCGGCGAGCGCGGCGAAGTACCTAGTGGTGGACGCAGCCACTTACTCGGCGCTGCGGCAGATTCCGCGTTTCAGCGAATTCAACTCGGTGGGCGAAGCCGGACTGCGCGTGATCGTGGATGGGGCAGTGGGCAAGATGAAGGACTTCTACATCTTCCGCTCGCAGTTCGTTGCGAAGACGGGGAGCAGCCCCGTGACCACGCACAATCTGGCGTTTGCGAAGAACGCAATTGGCCTGGTAGTGCGCCGGCTGCCGCAGCCTCTGCCGGGAACGGGCGCTATTGCGGAGTATGCCGAGCTCGGCAATTTCGGGATGCGCGTCACTATGAGCTATCAACCGAATACGCTGGCGCAGCAGTTCACGGTGGACGTGCTCTATGGCGTAGGCGTGCTGCGGAATAACCACGCGGTGCAAGTGAACAGTTAGTACAGTACTGGTCGCAGCGGGGGACGGGCTGTTGTGGCTCGTCCCCATTTTTATTGGGCGGCAAGAAAACGGAGATGAGATATGGCCCTGTTAACGGACGGCAATCCGAACGATACAGAAGCGCTGCGGGTGTATGAGACGGCAATTCTGGACGTGGCGCACGTGGAGACCATCGATCTGGACGCGAAGCTCTGTCTGGCTACGGAGGAGATTTCTCAGGATCTGCTGGATATTCTGCTCGGTCACACGCGAACGCAGTATCCGCTCACTGAATTTCCGTTGGGAGGAGACCGGCGCCGGTTGGGTGTGTCGGACGTAGTGGTGAGCCCGCAGATGAAGCGCTGGCATGCACTGCATACGCTGGCAGTGGTTTACCGGGACGCCTATAACAACCAACTGAACGATCGTTATCGGAGCAAATGGGAAGAATATAGCGAGCTGGCGCGTGGAGCCAAGGAGCGGACGCTTGAGTTCGGCATCGGACTGGCGGCGGCGCCAGTGCCGCGGGCCGGACTACCGGTGCTGGGAGCGGCAACAGGGACGTTGGCCTCGACGATTTACTACGCGCAGGTGAGTTGGCCGGCGGCGGCGGGTCAAGAGGGAAAGGCGAGTCCTGCGACGACTTTTCAGACCACGGACAACAGTTTATTGACAGTGGCAACAGTAAATGCGCCGGCAGTTGCGGCGGGGTGGAATGTGTATCTGGGGCTGGCGATTTCGACACTGACGCAGCAGAACAGCGCGCCATTGGCGATTGGTGCGACCTTCACACTGCCGGGCTCGGGACTGGTGAGCGGCGCGAGTCCCGGGGATGGACAGGCGGCGGACATGTTCGTAACCGGCGGCCGGATCTTGAGGCGGGGATAGCGTCATGGCGCAGGCTGCGAGCATTGCGGCGGGGAAAGTGGTGGCGCTGCTCACGGACTCTCTTGCGGGATTGGCGCCGGTAACAGCGCAGATCGCTGTGAACGCCGGAGTGAATTTGCCTTCGATTCCGGAGGAGAGCGTGATTCCGCAGAATGCGCCGGTGGCGTTGATGGAGAAGAGCGCGGCGGTGAAGTATCCGGTGGTGCTGGTATACACGGACCGGGTGCAAAATCTGCTGACCGAGAAGTTCCGCAATTTTTCAGGCAAAGTGCGCACGGTGGCCGAGGTGAGGGCGTCACAGGACCGCATCGAGGGACTGGAAGAGAAGGTTCGGCTGTACGTGGATGCGGTGACCCAGGTGTTGGACGCGAATCGCGGTGACTGGGGACAGGGAATGTTTTTTACCGGCGGTTACGAGGTGAAGTTCGATCCGGTGCAACACGGCGGGCGCAATATTCTGCAAGCGGCCAAAGTGATTTTTGAAGTCGATTTGTCGAATTGAGAGGGGCTGGGATTCATGTCGTGTTACATATCGTCAAACAATAACCGGTTCTATGTTGCGCTCGAATCCACTTACGGCAGCGTGCCGGCGATTACCGGGGAGAACCGGATTCCGGGAGTGAAGCTGGCGGCGAGGCAGGCGCCGGAACAGAACTCGCGCAGGGACAAGTCAGGGAGCCGGACCTTCGTAGGATTACCGAACGGCATCCGGAAGCGAACCGCATATCAGCTCAACACCTTTATGACGGATTGGGTGAACGGGCACGCGGCACCGAGCCACGGACCCTTGTTTCAGGCAGCAATGGGCGGGACTCCGCTAACTTTCGCCGGTGGAACGGTGGCGGCGACCAGCGCGACGACGCAGATCGCTTTCTCGGCGGCGCACGGATTGAGCATTGGCCAGGCCGTGGCGAACGGGGGGGAGATTCGATTCGTCGCGGCGATCCAGGATTCGACGACCGTGTTTCTGATTGCACCTTTCACGGGCGGAGTAGCGGCGGGGACGGTTCTGGGCCCGACGCTGACGTATCCGCTGGGGAGCGATTTAGGGAGCGTCAGCATTTTCGATTATTGGGATCCGGCAGGCGCGGTGCAACGAATTCTGAACGGAGCGGCGATCGATTCGGTGAAGGTCAGGGTGAATGGCGACTTTCAGGAATTTGTCTTCGCGGGGCCTTCACAAGATTTGCTGGACAGCGCCAGCTTCACCAGCGGACAGGGCGGTTTGACGCAGTTCGCTCCGGAGCCAGAGAACGCCGGCTTCGACTACACGATCGTGCCGGGGCATCTGGGGCAAGTGTGGATGGGCGCGACTCCGGCGAATTTTCTTACGCTGACTGGGGCGGAACTCAGTCTGAGCAATAGCGTTCAACTGCGAGTGCGCGAGTTCGGCAGCGACCTGGCGCGCTGCATCGCCGCCCCGACGGGCGACAAGAGCACCGGCTGCGTGTGGTACACGACGCCGCCAGAGCCCAAGTAG